AAGAGGAAGCTCCTCGGCCATATCTCTCCCCGAGGGGTCGGGAACGCGGCCGGAAACGGAATAGAACGGACGTTCGAACGGGAATATGCCAAATCGAGCTAGCGATAGACCCGACCAATTGGCGATGCTCTACCGCGCGGGCGCCCCGACGCGCAACGCGGCCGCGGTCGAGCGATCCATAGCCGCGCTACGCCTGGCGGGGCGCCTTGAAGCGATCGACGCGGCCCTAGTCGCGGCCGCCCGCACGACGGCCCGAGCGCTCGACCATGCCCCCAACCCGTACGTCGCGGCAACGGTGGCACGGGTACACCTTGAAGCCTTGCGGTTGCTCGCGGGTCGACCCGCCCCCGACAACGATGAGATTGACGAATTCCTCCGCTCGCTCCGAAGCCCCGCCCCGCTTCGCGACGCCCCGCAGCCCTAACCGCCCGACGCTAGGCGATGCCGTCGCCCGCGTCGGGGCCGTGCTAGGGGCGCCCCCGCTCGCCTGGCAACGGCTTGTCATGGATACCGCGTTGGAAGTCGAGCCCGATGGGCGGCCGAGCTATCGCGAAGTGCGCGTGACGGTCCCCCGGCAGCAAGGCAAAACGGGCGGCTTGCTGCTACCCGTCATGACGCACCGGGCGCTTGGGGGCGTCGACCCCCGGCCCCAACGCATCCTCTACACGGCGCAGGATCGGAACCATGCCCGCGAAAAGTGGTCGGAGCAAGTCGAGCTATTGGACCGTAGCCCCCTGGCACGGCTTTACACGGTCCGACGTAGCAACGGCTCGGAAGCGATCCGTTGGCGTACGGGTAGCGTGCATGGCGTCACGGCTTCGGGCGAGAAGTCGGGCCATGGCTTTACGCTCGATCTAGGGGTTATCGACGAAGCCTTTGCACAGACCGACGACCGGCTTATCCAAGCGTTTCGGCCCGCGATGGTCACGCGGCCATGGGCGCAATTGTGGATCGTGTCGACCGCGGGTACCGACGAATCCGTTTTCCTACGCGAACGCGTCGACGACGGGCGGGCTCGGGTCGAAGCGGGCGAACGCTCGGGCGTCGCCTACTTCGAATGGTCGGCCCCCGACGATGCCGCGGCCGACGATCCCGCGACGTGGCGGGCCGCCATGCCCGCATTGGGTACGTTGATCGACGAAGCGACGGTAGCGGCCGACATGGCGGCAATGGATGAAGGCGAGTTTGCCCGCGCGTACTTGAACCGTTGGGCCGCGGGCGGAACGCCCGTTTTCGACCTGGCCGATTGGGTCGCGTGCGCCGATCCGACTAGCTCGGGCGGGGCGCCCCTGGCGTTCGGGGTCGACGTGTCGCCCGACCGCTCGCATAGCTCGATCGCGGTAGCGGCCGGTCGGCCCGATGGGCGAATCCATGTCGAGCTAATCGAGCGTCGCGCGGGTACCGATTGGATTCCCGAGCGCGTGTCGGAATTGTTGGTGCATCGGCCCGTCGCGCTCGCGCTCGATCCTGGCGGCCCCGCGGGATCGCTGGTAACCGATCTGACACGGTTGCCGAGCGTGCCCCCGCTGGTACTTGTCACCGGGCGCCAATACGCGGCCGCGTGCGGGGCGCTATACGACGACGTAGCGACGCGGCGCCTGGCCCATCGCTCGCAACCCGCGGTCGACGATGCCGTAGTCGCGGCCCGTCGTCGCAATCTTGGCGACGCTTGGGTATGGGCTCGGCCCGCGTCGGGCGTCGATCCAAGCCCGTTGATCGCTACGACCCTGGCCCGTTGGGGCTTCGCGAACGGCCCGCAGCTTGACCCGACGATTTACTAACGCAACCCCTTGCAATTGCGACGGGGCGCGTTATGGTGCCGCCCGTGCTAGCGGGATTGCGTCGCCTTTGGTCGGGGCCGAGCGAATCGGATTTGGGCGGGCAAATCGCCTACGCGGTCGCGGCCCGCGAGCTAGGGCTTTCGGATTATCAATCGCTGCCCGCGGTCGCCCGCGCGCGCTCGATGATCGTTTCGCTAGTGGCGGAATTGGAGCCCGTCGCATGGGCTGACGGCTACCCCGTCGCGACGCAACCGCGGATCGTCGAGCGGCCCGCCCCCGGCACGACCCGCGACGGGTTCCTTGGCTCGATCGCCGGTTGCCTCTTCGACCATTCGAACGCGTACCTATGGGTACCCGAGACGGGGCGCAACGCGGCCGGTTGGCCCGACGTGGCGGTCGTGCTGCCGTTCGACGACGTAGCGGTACGTTGGGACGAAACGGGGCTATTCCGACGCTACCGTTGGCGCGACCGCGAGCTAACCGCGGGCCGCGACCTAATCCATATCGAGCTTCCGGGCCGCAAGCCTGGCGAGCTATTGGTACCGTCCAAATTCGAAACCAACGCCGACGCGCTCGCGCGCATCCTGGCGGCCGAGTTTTACGCGGCCGATTGGTTCGACAACGGGGCCGTGCCGTCCGTAACGCTCAAATTCGCGGGCACGCTCAACGACGCGCAAGCCGACGCGGCAAAGCTCCGATGGGTCGAAAACCACCGCGACCATTCCCCCGGCATCCTGCCCCAAGGTTGGGATATCCACGAAACCGGGGGCAACCCCGAGTCGTCGCAATTGCTTGAAACGCGACGCAATGGCGTGCTTGAAGTCGCCCGCATTTGGGGGATCGTTCCGGCCGAGCTATTGCTAGCCGAGCTTGGCGGATCGTCGCTGACCTACCAAAACGTCGCGGCCATGCTCGATACGTTCATGCGCGTTACGGGCGCCCCCGAGTACCTGGCCCCGATCGAAGCGGGCTTGTCGGATTTGGTGCCCCGTACGCAATCGGTTCGGTTCGACCTGGCCGAGCTATTCCGCCTGGCCGAAGCCGAGCGTATCAACGTCGAAGCGGCCGCCATTGCCGCGGGTATCTACACGTTGCCCGAAGTGCGCCGGGGGCATGGCTACCCGCCCGAGTCGACCCCGCGCATTCCCCCCGAGCTTGCCCCGACCGGCGCCCCGCCAATCGAAACCGGCCCGCGCTCGCGCGTCGTCGCGGGCTCGATGCCGCCCCCCGCCTAGAGGATCGAGCCCATGCCCGAATTGCTGCGACGCGAGCTATCGAGTCGGCTTGAAGTGCGCTCGGAAGCCGAGCGCGTCATTAGCTGTCGCTTGCTCGCATGGGACGAAACCGCGTCGACCCCGCAGGGGCGCGAGCGAATCCTCCGCGGGGCGTTTGCCGATATCGACCCGTCGACCGTGACCCTTGAAGCGATCGGGCCGCATGGCGCCGAGCCTGGCGTACGCCTGGCGGGCCGCGGTCTGTCGATCGTCGAGCGCGACGACGGGCCGTACGCCGATCTAGCCGTTAGCCGCACGCGTGCGGGCGACGAATTGCTTGAGCTTGCCCGCGACCGCGTGTATCGGGGCGTTTCGATCGTTTTCGCCCCCGTTGAAGGTGCCAACCGGGTTACGCCCGAAGGCATTACGGAACGATCCCGCATCGACCTACGCCGAGTCGGGATCGTCGAACGGGGCGCCTATACGGGCGCCGAAGTGCTAGCTGTTAGGAGTGCAACCGCCATGCCCGAAACGCCGACCCCCGATCCCGAGCCGACCCCGACCCCGACGCCCGACCCGACGCCCGACCCGACGCCTAGCGTTGGCATCCTGGCGCGCGGGGCTGACGGGGCCGCGTTCGAAGCGTTGCGCGACGAAATGCTTGGGCGAATGCTGACGCTTGAAGCTCGGGGCAGCCGAGCCGTCGTCGGCCCCCTGGCCCGCTACGCGAGCTTCGGCGCCTTTGCCGATGCCGCGTACAACGATCCCGAGCAAGCCCCATTGCTCGCGCGAGCCCTGGCCGACCAATTGACGACCGACAACCCTGGTGTCATCCCCCCGGCTTGGGTTAGCGACGTTGCGGGAATCATGGCGTTCCCTCGGCCCGCGGTTACCGCGCTTGGCGGCCCGCGGTCGCTCGGCCCTTCGGGTATGGAGCTTGATTGGCCGTACCTTGACCCCGCCCTGTCGCTTGACACGATCGTTGCCAAGCAAGCCGCGGAAAAGACGCAAATCGCGAGCGTCAAGGTCAAGATTTTGAAGGCGTCGCAGCCGATCGACACCTACGCGGGCGGGTCGGACGTTTCGTATCAGCTTATCCGCCGGTCGAGCCCGAGCTACCGCGAAGCGTACCTTCGCATCCTGGCGATTGCCTACGCTCGGACGACCGAAGCCGCGTTCGAAGCACAGCTTTTGGCGGTCGCGGGTAGCTCGCTGGTGCTTACCGCCACGTCGACGGCCGATCAAGTGCGCGCATTCCTCT